CCGTACTTCGACGACCAGTTCAGCACGGCAATCAAGTTGGCCTTCACATGTCCGATGGTGGAATACTTCAGTCCCTGGTCTGCGAGGAACGGCACAAAGTGGTTCCAGAATACGCTGCTGATCATGGCTGGCATGATGGTACAACCGTACTGCCGCTCGATGTCCTCCAGCTTGTTGACCAGCATACGATAGTTCTGCTTGATCTTCGGGTGCGAACGCGATTTGATTTCGCACATCTTCGTGATGCACTCTATCAACGTGCATCTGCTCAGGTCGAGTGAGAACATATCGTTCATGCTCGAAGTCAGGTACTCGCGGAAGCCTGATCCCGCATTGCTCTGATAAAATCCTTGTGTCATCATATCTGTATCTGCAATAAATATGGGGCAGCGTTGCGCGTTGCTATGGCCTACAATGCGAAGCCACCGGGTCCTATTCGGATGACCGACGCTGCTGCCCCAATGGGGTTAGTTCGATAAATTTGGCAGATACAACAAATGCCACCTATGATGGCGGCATCGACGTACCGCATTGTAGTTTAAGCGATGCAAAGATAGGCATTATTTCTGAAACCGCAAAACATTTTTCTATATTTTTTCAGATGGCATAAAAAACAAAGGGGCGCAGGCCCTAAAAACCTGCGTCCCTTATATATTGAGTTTTTACAAGAACTATGTTAGATTATAACTTGCCTAATGTCAACCAGCTATAGTAGTACACATTTAATATACCACCATCAACTTTTTCAAAAACACCTCTATGAGAGCCTATACCAAATTGACCTTGGAACTCAGTTTGATACATAGAATTATCTCCTCTATTTGGTCTGGACTCCATAGCTACATAATGGTGGTCATCTGCAAACATAGACAAATGTACATGTGTTCCGATTTTACCAACACAACCTGGGTAAATATCTTCAAGGGCAATGCCATACAACTCATTATCATTTGTTGCAGGCATCACACCATTGGCAATTCTCTTAACACCATAGCCCTTGGGTATGACATAGCTTTGATTGTTGTAATCCTTAGTTGTACAATTCGGGATTTCAGGAAAATAATCAGCACCCCAGTTATACAATTCTACATTTGCAACAGAACCAATTACATTTGTAAACACAGAAAGCATATCAGCATCCGAATAATTAGTATAATCTTGATTGAATGTAATAGTATAATCAACATCATCTATACTAACTATTAGTTGTTTATTAGAAGAGCTACAATCGCCTAATCTTTTCTGTATAGAACATATTCTGTTTTTATCTACTGCAAGCTCACCCATAGCATAGCCGCTGAAGGCAGGCATATCATCAACACCAGCAACACCGTCTCTATATTGATAACCATCTGTGTGAACAATACCATTGGCTTCTGTGTAACCTGTTGCAAGTAGCCCCTTGATGATTATATCAAACGCAGAAGATGTTTTATCAAATCTTACCTTACTTGTTGTCCCTGTTGACTTAGATGTAATCCTGAGACAAGCAGAAGTTGAGTTTTCAGTAATATATCCTACAGGATGGCTTGTTTCTCCGTGAATAGGAACAAAAATATTGGCATCATATTCATCTAATTGTGTTTTGGAAGATGTGTTGTTATTTTCACATTTGAACAAATATGAAACGTGACCAGCTTCAAAATCTTCAATTACAATATTGCCTTTAACATTAGAACCAAGTGTCTGTATATTCATAAGCTGTTCCATCGTTTTGTTTCCAACAATACTTGTCTTTTCAACAGAACATTCCTTAATTTTCCAAATGAATGGTTTCTTGAAGTCCACATTGTCGTGAAGATATAAAGGCTGAACATAGTTTCTGCTGGTGCCAAAAATACATCTTTCAGTAATCAAAGTCATGCCGTCAGATATACCAAGGCCAAACGGTCCTTCATAACTCTGATTGGAATTGTTGTAGTGGAACATCTTGACATCATAGAATGATATTGTAAATCCATCAGATGTACGTCCACCAGAATTATCCATGTGAATACAATATCGTGAGTTCTTAGAATAAATGCTGAGATTTCTTACAATGCAATTATTACCCCATATTTCCATTGGTTGATAGTTAGTACAATAATTACTATCAGCTGGCATATCAGCTGAGATAACTGTCCTGTCTATACCTTCTCCTATAATTTCAATATTGCTCTTAGCTGCTGGTATAAATACAATGTTATAATATGCATTAGAGCCAAGAAAGAATTGTGAAGCAGCAGTTGCTTTAAATGTGCCAAAACAATAGATTTCTGTTTTTGTCTTACCATTAGCTGCGTCTATCGCCCTTTGAATAGAACATTTATTATCTTTCCATCCATAGAAATGTGTGTCATCGTCATTTGTATAAGAGCCATCAGCGTAGGCGTATAGTTTAACTATTGAAGTATTAGCTATTTGTTCTATTTCTTCTTCCAATTCTGATACTTCTTCAGATGTTGCATACCCTCCTAAATAACCTTTTATTGGGTTAGGTGTATCTGTATCATTAGTAATGGTAGTTCCATAATTAGCGTGTGGTGGCAATGGGTCATTGAGGAATAAAGTCACACCAAGATATACAGCGCCTTCAGCTCTTTCAAAAGTATGAACTTCATAAGCATCGCTACCACCGTATGCTGTTCCACTTATAAATGTTCTATTAGCATCAAGTTGGACAGTGAATAAACCATCTATCAAACGAGTAACTTTGTAAACGGAGATATTAGAATGCCCTTCCCAAGGCAATACAATAAGTCCAAAATCATTCCATGATGGATTTGTCATAACCTGTCCTAATTTATTAAATCCAGCACCAGTAACAATCTTTGATACATCAATAATGTTATCATATTTATTGTCTACTTTACTGTCAAGCTCTAACCCTACAGCTTCTATTTCTTCTTTCAATCCAGCACTGACAGTAATATCTTCGATAAAGATAGTAAGTACAGCCCCCACAGCAGCCCTCATTTTTATTACTATGTACTCAGTATTATCAGGTGTTATAAAATCATAGTAATTACTCAATCCATCGTTCTTGTAAACAGTAATAATATCTGCTGTTCCTATTCTTTCACCAGATTGGTCAAATGGCCTTACTGAAAGTATTAAATAGTTTCCTGTCGTAGTAATGCCAGCATAACTTATATCGGTATTTTTAACCCAAATTCTATATTTATTACCTGCTTTAACTGTATAGTTTGAACTATCTTTAATACTATTACCATTTCCAACAATGTTAAATATAGGCAGTTGTTTTTCTACACCTCCGCTTTTAACAAGATTATCACTTCCAGCAGTAGGTTCGTCATCCACTCCCTGCCAATTCTTAGGATTTACAAACGCTTCATTCCCAGCAGTAGTATTTGCATACTCCAACAGATAACGGAATTGTACATACTTATTGTCAGAACTCTGTACGAACTTCACTGACATTCCACCTTTGCGGAGATCATCTGGGATGTTTGCGCCGCCGGTGCCAAGGGCTGCTGTGAGGTCAGCATACTTAGCCAGTACGCCATCTGTGGCATGATATGAGCTGATGTCGAAGGCACCAAGAGAATCAACATAGGTAGCATGATCACTCTCAGCCCGCTGGTGGTCTTGCTCGGCACGCTCAATGCGCTGCTGTTCAGCGGCGATGCGGTTCTGCTCATTGGCAGCCCGCTGGTCTTCGGCATTGGCACGGAGCGTTTCGGCCAGTGCGCGAGCCTGCTCTGCTGTGACGCGGGCACTCTCAGCACTCACGCGGCCTTGCTCTGCGGTGATGCGCTGCTGCTCTGCCGTCTCCCTTGCACTTTCAGCATTCACACGGGCTTGCTCGGCATTGATACGAGCCTGCTCAGCCTCGTTACGCTGTGTCTCGGCTGCCATACGTTCCGCCTCGTGCTGCTGGCGCAGTTCCTCGGCCGCCACACGCAGGGCTTCATCCTGCGAGATAGCCTGATTGAGGGCTGCAATGCGGTCGCTCTCAGCCTTGATGCTGCTCATGTCGATGATACAGAACCACCATGCGCTATCGGTGACGGGATGTCCCACGTTGCCACTCTTCAGTGAGCGGTAGATGCTCAGGCCAGTAGCGTCTTGCACCACGTTGGCCAGTCCGTAGGCGGTGTTGGATGAATAGACACCCTTCCAAGCCTCGCCCACCTGGAATTTCAGTTCTTGAATGTTGTCGTTTTCCATATCTTTTCGTTTTTTATTGGTTTTACAATCTGATGATCAACTCAGCGGTTTCCTCATTATAACTGATGCGCTGCACCTCTTGCGCCAATCCGCGTACGGTCAGGATACCTGTCTCTGGGTTGAATGACATTGTAGGGAATAGCATGCCGCCGCTCGGACCTTCAGGGCCTTGTTCGCCCTGAATACCTTGCAGACCTTGCTCACCTTGTGGGCCTTGTGGACCGACGGGGCCTTGCTCACCTTGCGGCCCTTGTGGGCCTGTATCACCCTTGTCGCCCTTGTCACCCTTCGTCCAGTACGGCGGTATCTCACTCGTTACGGTGGGAGCGGTGCAACCGTCGAAGCCCAGCACCACGTTCATCTCCTCTTCCACGCCATCCACCTCTTCCTTGATGATGACCGGCGTTGGCTCTATCACCTCGTCGCAGATGCCGCTCTGATAGTGTTCGTCTGTGAGGTAGTAGCGACGCTCCACCATGAGCGTGCCGACACCTAACTTGTGGTCGTCGAAGCCGACGCACAACCTTCCGTCACCATCCACCTCGCAGTTGGTGTACTCGTGGCCGTCATACGATGCCACCCATGATTGCTTGGGGTTCGCCGTGTAGTACGTGAACTTGAACGGCACCCCAAATCCGGCATCGCTCTGTTCTACGAGCCGGAAGTCACTCTGATAGAATATCTTTTTTGTTTCCATATTCGCTACATGTGGTTAAGTGGTCAGCTTGATGTACGGCTTCAGCAGGAGGTCGAAGGCATATGGCACGGTGTATAGGTTCTGTGGACTGGATGGCTCACGGTGCTGATACGACTGAGCCACAAGCATGAGTCCTGCCTGCACCAATGCCTTCGGCACCATGCCATACTGCTCGAAGATGTCGGTGATGGTGCGGTTCATGGTGTTCAGCACCATGTCTTCCGCAGCCTCGCCGTACAACTCCAGCAGGTCGTGCTCTTCCGTCGCCTGTGCGTCATCGAGCCTGAGCTGGGCTTTGATTTGTTCGAATGTGAGAAATTTCATATTTCGTCGATTTTTAATTCTAATAATCGGGCGAAATATGGTTTGGGGTTTACTTTCGGCAATTGTCGAAAGTAAGGGATAAAAAAAAAGGGGCACCGCTGTGCCCCACACAAAAAAAAATACTACTTAATCTAAAAACAATAATAATAAAACTAACTTAACACATTTATAACCAAAAACAAACTTAAAGATAAAAGCCCGTCATCACGACGCGCTCATATCCATTCAATGAAAAATGATTAATTCAACCTTATTATGAAACGAAGAAAAACATTATTTTTTCAATAAATCGCTGATGACGTGTCGGCGGTTCTTGCCGTCGGCGCGGTAGCTGACGTGCACCCAGTAGGTGCCTTTCGCGTTGTGCTCCATGATGAGTTGGTCGAAGTCGCAGTTGTCTTCAATCCACGTCATCCACTTGCGCCCCTTCTTCTTGTCACCGTCGATGCAGAGGTCTGCGGCCTCGCCCTTGGTGTGCTGACTGCCAGGAACACCGCCCACCTTGCTATTCAGATATGAACAGCGGTAGCCGCTGCCTATCTTGATGGGCTCATTCATGGCGTCGCGCAAGGGCTGCAACACATGATGCACCAGAGCACACAGGTTGCACACCTCCACAATGCCGGGAGCGTTGATGATATGCTGCTGTTTGGCTGTTGTACTGGCAAGCAGCTCGTCCAGTGTGAAGTTCTTACTGATTCTCGTTGCCATCATCGTCGTCCTTATGAATTTCAACTGTTGTATCACCCTTCTGTATTTTTACCTCCAGCCCGAGCTCAATGGCACGGAAACCGTAAATAACGACGGGAAACAGAAGGAGTTCACCAACCGCCGTGAGCACTGACCCGTCTATTACGCCCATCGGCGGAATTAAAAACCCTGCTATGATCAGCAGCACCGAAATCAGAAAGCACACCGCTGTCACTATTCGGCAGAAGCAGCACTGTTGCTCGGTCTTGTTATTACTTTTCAAGTTGCACATATTCTTGATGTTTATCTGCAATACGGGCGAAATGCGGTTGGGGGTTTACCCGCTGCGAGGGCTGATGTCTGAGGGCTGAAGGATGAGGGCTGATGTCATAATCTGTAAAATATGCGTAATCTGCGGTCTATTCACCCTGCAACCGCTTGATGTGCTTTTTGCCAACGTAGATAATGCCGACTATCAGTATCAGGTATAGCAGGATGTTCGCCAGGCTTATGCAGAACTGCTGCCACGGTGTCAGCTTGGCGGGCACTTCCTTGATGACCTCGACGGGGTAGGGGATGCTGTCGCGCTTGCTCTGGTAGATGGTGTCGCGGATGATGCGCTCGCGCCACTGGGTGTGCCACCGCTCGGTGGTCTTATACACCGTGTCGTCGCGCACGAAGTCGCTGACGTAGATGCTGTCCGAGAGGTAGATGCTGTCGCGCTGATGCTGCACGATGCGCACGGTGTCCGTGTGGTATTCCGGCACCGGCACATACTTCGTCGTGGTGCATGAGCCGAACAGGGCACAAATCAGCAATGCCACGATGAATGCGCCCACCATGATGAACAACTGCAAGCATCCTGCTGCCATTCTCTCTTTGTCACTCAGACCCTTGTAGGGGTCGTAGCCATTGTTTCGCCACATATCATTCGGATTATTGTAGTCTATTGGTGTCATATTACAATGTTGTTTAGTGGTTAATAATAAAAAGCTCTCGCACGGTTGTACATCTCGCGGTCGGTCATGATCTTGGCCCGCTTGGTGTCGAACTCCTGCTGCTGCATCCCCGTCGTCATGTCGTAGGTGATGAACGTGCGCACCAGGTAGTATTTGTCGAACTCTTGCCCGAGCAGCACACCGTCGGGCACACAGCACGATAGATGGTCTTCACCGTTCCAGCGCACTGAGCAGCCCACTACCTTCTGATTGTCAGAGTCCTTGCCGTTGGGGTTGTTGGCGAAATAGTGCTTGATGAGCTCGATGCCGTGCTCATCAACCTTGGCACGCTCTGCATACCTCTTCCACATGTGGGGTGTCAGCACCATTGGCGCGATAAGTCGCTGGTCGCTCAGCCATGTGGTATATACCGTCAGCCCGTCGCTGGTGTGGCGGATGACGGCAATGCCCGTCAGTAAGATTCTCATGTGCTTGTCGAACACCCGACTGAAGAACAGGTAGCGGTTCTTTCGTGGCGAGGTGTATTCACGCCAGATGCGCATGGGGAATCTCGTACACTTCAGAGCCCGTCGCCGCTGGTCGTGCAGCTGATGTCGCCACCACACGGTCACCGCATCCCGCTCCCGTTCCAGTTCCTGATAGACCTCTTCGTGGGTCATGCTATCTACTATCATACGCTGTCAAATTAAGAGTTAAGAGTGAAACCCCTCCATCATAGGGAGGGGCAGGGGTGGGTCTATTCATTGTCTTCCTCCCACTCCGTCGGCTCGGTGTAGAAGTGCATCTCCTTAATCTCGGGATGCGCCTCGGTGAACTTCACGAACTCTTCGCCACATACTCCCATGCGCTCCGGCATATCCACCACCAGCGCGGGGTCGTGCTTTGGCCATGATGCCGAACTCTTCACTTGGTCGCCGTCGTGCTTGAACTTCATCGTCAGTCCTGGGTGTTGCGTCTCGCCCTCATGGTAGAAGTCGGGTGACAGGTCTTCGATGTCGTAATCTGCGTTTACCACATGATACAGCGGACCTTCCCACTCGTCCATGTTCGCAGGTCTGCCGTAGCTTTGGTCGTAGCCTCCGATGCGGTCAAACTCACGCGAGTCCCACATCAGCATCAGCCGTTGGTTCACGTCGTCGATGCTCTCGTGCATACGGCAATAGGTCTCGTAAGCCTCACGACTGAACGGACGCACCAACAGGGCAGCGAAGTAGATGTTGAAAGCCTTGTTGCGCGGGTCGTAGTGATAGACCGTCTGCGCATCCCACATGCCGTAGTCGGGGTTGCCCAGTCGCCAGTCAGCCTTCTGCTCCATAATCATGTAGCGGATGGCATCTTCGGCGCGAGACTTGATCCAGTGCAGCATCTCGTGTGCCGGCAACTGCTGCATGGTGCGGGGTTTAAACACTCGGACGGTGTAGCCGTCCATCTCTAACTCGTGGACTTTCTGGTAATGACTCAGAATGGTGTCCTTCATCTTGATTTTCTTCATTTTTCTTTAGAAGTTTAATCGTAATGCTTGGATTGTGGCGAACCTGAAAGCCGTCACCACTTTCGGCTATCTATCGGGCACAATGCCCGCAGGGGTTTACCAGCCGTTCGGCTGGTGACTTTCGTCACGACTCGGCATAGCTCAAACGTGGTTTGGCTCTGCTCTCGCTGCTCCGAAAGTTTCCCCTTTCGATGGCTGATGTCTGAGGGATGATGGAAGATGGCTGATGTCTGAAGTAAATTCGTCCAATCTTCAATCTTCAATGTTCAATCCTCAAAGTTCAATGTTCAATAATTTCCTCCGCTTGCTGATGATGCTACGGGCATAGCCTCGCAAGGTAGGCGAGATTTCCACGATGCTATGATTGCCGCAGGTCAAGTGCTGGCATATGGTTTCGATAGCCTCACTTGCTATGTCGTGCGCCTTAACCTCTCCAACGTGGAAAGTCTTGATGATGTAACCCATCAGCTTGCGCTGTTGCTGCACGCAATAGGTGATGACGGGTGTCATGTCGCCTGTGTCGTGGTAGTCTAACAACAGCTGAATCTCGTGCGTCTTCTCCTCCAGCATCGTGCGATACCTTTTCCGGCGGTTGTCGCACACAATGCGATTAGTCACCTCTTGCATGTCCGAACGGTACATGAGGCGATACACGTCACCGTCTTGTACCACACACACGCTGCTTGGTATGTCGTCCGGGTTGATGCCCCTCATGGCGGAGTACATCACACGCGACGAACCGATGCTGTGCCTGACACCATTCCGGTTGGTCATCTTGAAGTGTCGCCCGCCTGTGCTATGCTGCTCTTTCACCGGGCGACCATATTTATTGTAAACAGCACGGTGGGCTACGTCCACCATATAGTCGTAGCCCACCATCTGCACCATTCCGTTGTTTGTCATAACTTCCACTCCTTCTTCAGTGTGTCAAGCATGACGTTCGTTCCATGAATGTACGATGTCACGCTGACCTCACGGATCAACTCTTGCATCTTTGCGTCCAGATTGAACTCTTGCGCCAGCCGCTCGCGCCATGCTGCAAGCGACTCATCTTCATTAATCTTTGGTATCTTCATAGTTCTTTCTTTTTTCTGCCAGTTTTCAAAAGAAAGGACCCAACTGACCTCCCCAGCGACGACGGTATAGCCATCCAGCCTTCACCCGCCTTAACAAATGCCAGCTCAGCAGAATATGATGTTTCAACGGGTCCTTTCTTACCTCTTACCTCTTACCTCCCGAAGGTCTATCCACTCCCCTCCATCATAGGGAGGGGCAGGGGGAGGGTCTGCTTATTATAATGAAATGCTATTCATCCTTCTGCCCTCCCATATTTCTTACTGATGGCTCTTTCGGCGTTCACACCCTCGATGTACGATGTCTTGCTGACCTCTCTGATCATTTCGAGTACTTCCGCCAGCGAGCGACCTTGGCAGGCTGCCGCGATACGTTCACACCATTGGGCGAGGTTTTCATCCTTCTGCTTTTTGTATTCCTTCATCATAGTCGTATCGTTCTTTCAGGTCGATGCCCAGTTCTTCGGCTTTCGCCTTCATCATTTCAATGTTCTTCCACGGGTTGCAATGGATTTCCTTGTGGCACTTGTGGCAAAGGAGAATCATGTTAGCCTTTCGCGCTCTGAGTTCGGGAAATCGTGCCCAAGGCAAAACGTGGTGCAATTCCATTTCCTTGATGTCGAATGGCTGACCGCACTCAGGACAAAGCCCTTTCTGCTGCTTGTATCGGTATTCCTTAATCTTGTGCATATTGTCCGTCAACTTCTGCGAACACTCATGGTCGCCTGATGTCGGACGTTTCTTCACTCGGCAATTCGAGAACGTAATATAAAAGCGTCCCTTCATAAATCTAAAAGAACGCTTCCACCATCGCTTCTGTCTCGGTGCCTGATCAAACGGCGGGTTGATGATTGTCACCTGCCCGCCCTGCTGATTAACCAGCTCGCCAATCACCGTAATGGGTATATAGTAACTGGGGGGGGGCAGCTTTTCCGAATCTGTTGAAAATCTCGTTTAATGTCATAGTCCCATAATTCGTTTAATTAGTGTAATTCGTAGTTCAGAAAGAAAAAACTACCAACCTTTGATGTCGTACAGTGTTTCGAGCGCATTGTCTATTCGGCTAATGCTGCCACCACCAACGGAGCGGTACTTCCTGAAGTTACGGCGACCAATGCGCAACAGGTCGCCCACGGTCTTGATGTCGTAGTTCTCGAAAATCTTTCCGAGCCTTACACCATAACCTGCTGGGTCGTAGCCATTATATCCGACGTTGGAGAGAATGACAGCCACAGGTGCGCTGTCAACATTGTCAGGCCACCATCGGTCGGGGTCTGCCTTTGGTTCCAACTGCGCAACACGTGCCTTCAGATCGTCGCGCTCCTGCTCCATCTTCAGGTATGCGTCACGCATTCTTCCGCCCCACTCCTTTTCTTCGTCGAGTTCCTTCTTTAGCCGTTGGATTTCAGAGCCTTCATCCTTCCACGATGTCGGCTGTGCGTCGTTGGTGTAGACGACGCCCTCCACGTCCTCGATACGGAAAAATACACCCTTATCACCATAGGCATTCGCCACGGCCTTCTCGCGGTCGTGCTCAACCATTGTGACCGCCTTGTCGTTGATGAAGCGGTCACCATTCTTTGTCTTTACGATAATCATAGTTCCTTGATAATTCGTTAAATTCGTATAATTCGTAGTCATTACTTGATTCTCTCGATTTCCTCCGTCGCCGCCCTTCTGATACCCATCATTGGGAAGTGGCGGGCGGTGTAGTTCTCAATCCTTGCGCCTCGTGACTGTTCCCAGCCGGGGAGCATGACGATGCCGTCGGCACGGGTCATCAGCAGGATGAGGTCGTAGGCGAGGATGACGGCATAGGTGAGCCGACGGCCCAGCAGGGCGTTCATCAGTCGGTAGAGCCAGGGGAAGCGGCACGGCCACACGCGACAGGGGTTAATGCAGCCGTAGCCGTGCCGCCGAAAAATCCTCTCTGCCTCACGGAACCGACGGCGGTACTCGCGCGGCTTAATGCCCGTCATGGGGCCGGAGATGTAGATGCGTCTTTTCATACGTCAATAAGGATTATTCGGTTTGCCATTTTTCATGCGCTCCTTTTCGTCGCGGATAGCGGCGTTGAGCGTTGCCTTGAGCTCGCGCAGATGCTGGAAGGTCTCGGCGGGTGTGCGCGGACAGCCACGGACGAATGAGCGCAGGTTCGGGGTGGCGAAGCCGAACTCGGAGGCGTCGCAGATGTACTGCTGCCACTCCTCGTACTGCTCACGGGTCACGTCGGCCAACACGCAGTAGATGATGTCGTCCATGTTGATGGTGAGCATGCCGTCGCCATAGTCGTACACGCCGCCCGTCTCGTCGCCTATCCAGTAGCCGTAGTGGGCGTCGAGTTCCCACATGCGAAGCAGTTCCACGAGGAAGCCGTTGCACGCCTGCTCCCATTGCTCTTTCAGTTGTCGCTTGATAGCGTCTTTTGCCTTTTTCATAATTTCGTTAATGTTAAAAATGAAGAGTGAAGAATTGGCTACCGCATGAATATGGCTATGCACATCACAATGGCAAGCAGCCAGCCGACAACGGTCACGATGATGAACTTGTTAAGATACTGCTGCTGTTTGTGTTTCAGTCGCTCGATTTCGTTTAGGTTCAGCATGTGTTCGCCAAAGTAGTAATAGAAGGCATCTTGCACGATGCTCTTTACATGCTTTGCAATCCGCTTGCGGTCCTCCTCCGGTACTTTAAAGAATGTCTTCTCGTAGTCGCCCGATGGCGAAATGCCCCACTCCCGGCAGTCGCATTGAAATTCGTGGCGGTCGCTCTCCACTTCGCCGTAGCGTTTGCGGTAGAGGTTGCAAGAGAAGTCAATCTTAACCACACCCTCCTTCTCGTAGATTTCGCGGGCACGCTCTTCGATTTTCTTGGCTTTCATCTGAGCCGTCTGCACCAGTCGGTTGTAGTCCGTCTGCGTCAGTTCCACCTTCGGGTTGACGTAGGTGTCTTTTAGAATCTTTTCAATCATAGTTCCTTGATAATTTGCTTTCAAAGCCCCGAAATGCAGAAAAACTACAAATCGGGGCTTTCAGATGTGACTTTTTCTCGTTTAGTCCTTGATACAAACGTTCTCGAACTTCTTGTAAGCGTCAAGATACCATTCTTTCTTGTCGCCGTTGTAGGTCAGCTCGTAGTACATGCCGTCGGGCAGTGTGCTTGAAAGCAGGTACTTCCAGTTTTGCAAAATCTTACACTTCCAAACTGTGAAGATTTCAAACTGAGGTGTCTCGTCGCTCTTGTCAAGATGGCTAAGAATGTAGTCCTTGACTAACTGAATAACTTTTTCGTCCATAATGTTAATAATTTGGGTTAATAAATAATTCGTGTAATCCGTTGTCTCTATTCGCTCACCCTCCCTTCCGCAAGGTCAAACCCGTAAAGTGCGTCGAGCAGGGCGTGAACGAGGTCTATCTTGTGCGTCGGCTGCGGGCCTCCCTTCACGATGCGGCGCAGGTCGCTGCTGCTCACCTCGGCAGCGCAATTCCCGAAGCACCAGGGCCACAGGGGCGACATGGAGAACTCTATCCACGGCTCCTTGTCGAGTATCATGCTTTCGAGTTCCGCGATGCGGGGGTTCTGTGTAAGCGCGGTCTGACTGACGGGCACCACCATCTGCTGTATCACGTTGGCGATGTCGGCTGCCGTTGCCTGCGGGTTCTTTTTTTGTAGGATGGTCTGCAGCCACGCCTTCAGTTGGTTGATGGGCTGGACGCTCTGGGCTGGGTCGTAGCCGAAGAAGCGGATGTCGATGTCCTGGCGGTCGTCGATGGCGGCGAGTTGGTTGATGCTCAGCATAGAGTCGAACACCTCGCCGGGGCAGACGTAGAGCCAGCCCTGCTCCACCCACTGCTCGTAGAGCGGACGGTTGGGGCTCTTCTTCATGGTCTCTTCCAGCACCCACGCCACGGTATCGGCAAAGAAGCGGCCGCGCATCGTGTCGCTCGGGGTGTAGTTTACGCCCAGCGTCACCATCGCGTAGAGGTCGTCGCCCAGCGAGAAGTCGAGCCCCACGAACACCCGCCAGCCGTCCTGATAGTGGCAGTCGGTGATGCGCTTCGCCACCTGTAGCGGACGTATCTTGTCGCCCGTGATCCACTTCGTCACCTTGCCGCTCGAATAGACATTGAACAGCTTGGCGATGACCTCGCCGGGGTCGCCGTCGCGCTCCGCCTTGGCTATCTGGTCCTCGTAGAACTGGTGCTGCACGATTTTGCCGAGCATCGGATTAACCTTGCGGCGCACGGTGCGGTTGGTCAGCAGGTAGTGCTCGTCGCGCTGCCATGCGTCGGGCTCCAGCAGCAGGGTGAGGGTGCGGTCGTCGGTCAGCACGGGCGCGACCTTGCCGCTCTCGATGAACACCTCGCGCTCCAGCATGGCGTGCAGTCCGTCGAGTATCTGGATGAACGGCCCCTCGGTGATGCGTCCGGCTGATGTCATCGTCACGCTCAGCGGCTCGCGGCGCGGTCCCATCGAGGACTCGATAACGTCCACCAGCCGTTTCATGTCCGACTTGCCGTTGGCGTAGGGTGCCGAGCCGTACTCGTCCTTCAGGCAGAGCTGGGCAAACCATCCGTCCTTGAACTTGCCGCCGGCGGTCATGGGTCGGATGCTGGCGGTCGAAATCTCGTTGTACTTGTCGTGCCATGCGGCGATGCTCTCCGTCAGCCGGAATCGGTTCTCCTCGTTCATGCCTTGCAACAGGTACTTGATGCGGCGGAAGATGATTTTCGCCTGGTCTTCCGAGTTGGCACAGCAGAAGCCCTCCATGTTGTAGTCCTCGAACACCATGAACTCGGCACCGATAAAACCGCCGAGTCCCGTCTTGTCAATCTTACGCGAGCCGGTCAGCGTGAAGTCGGTACACATGCGGCGGTAGTCCCATATCCAGCCGTCGCGCTCCCGTTCGGTGCGCAGCAGTTCCGACTTCGTGCCGCTTTCGACCTGCGTGTTGATCCACGTATAGAATCCGTAGATGCTGGCAAGGATGAAGACCTGGAAGGGCTCCCAGCGATAGACCTGACCGCCACCCATACCTGGGCAACGCAGCCCGCCGCTGAGATGCTTCCACGCCTTTCCGACGGGAGCCCACTCACCTTCGCGCAGTCGGATGACCGTCTGCACCTTCCGGGTGTTGAAATTATAGGTGTCGAGCATTCTGAGGAACTTGGCGGCTCCCAGCAGCTCATAGATGCCGTGCCAGTCGCCCGCGTCGTCCTCCTTGGCCGACGAATGCTCCAGCAGGTCTTCAAAGTAGAGCCGCAGTCGCAGGTCGATGTCCTCCGTGCGCTGCTCCATGCCGCGGTAGCGTTTCGTCAGCAGGTCGATGGCCTCCTGCTTCTTTTGTAGGGATTCTTGTGTTATGTCTGTCATAATGTTAAGTTGAAAATGAAGAGGGGAGAATTATTCAGGTCGCCAAGGCTTATAATCGAACTTGCTGCCGTTCTTTCCTTCGATGACTGTTTCACCGGGCTTGCTCGTACAGATGTATAGATGCCCGTTAAGTTCCAATGTCACCGAGCGCATTGATTCGCTTACCTTTATGGCTTGCTGAGCTTCTTTCCTGTTGTTCAAGTCGAATGAACTCTTGTGCTTCAGATTGCAATAGAATATCTCCATCGCATATTTCACGCTGAGCTCAGACGAGTAACTGTCCACCCATTCCCTTTCGCCGTTATCCTTGATTTCGTAGATGTGGTGAAAAGCGTTTGGATCATACTTTGTCGTATCATATCGCCTTTCGGTATTCGTCACCTGCTTTGTCGGCTTTGGTGGTGTTCTGAATAGTTCAAGTTGCTGTGGCATATTGTTTCGTTTTGTGTAGCCTCTGGGTGGTATCGCACCACCGCTCTTGCGAAGATTTTCAAACCGTAGGCCGTTGCTGGTTCCCGTGGGGCTTTCTTTTTGGCCTGACCAAACAATCCATGCGCCGTTGCTCTATTCTGCGACGCTTTCAGAGGCATCCTCGTTTTACTTCTTATGAGTTCGGTTATACTCGTTTGAGTATTGGCTCCGCTGCTTGTCTGACATTCTCATGATAGCATGAACATGGCGGTGCTTGTCTATCTCGCTGAGCGTATGCCGAATGTCAGTTATTGGCACTGTTGCCAATACATCGGGCGGTAGGGTTAGGTGTTCCATACTCAGTCGATAAACTTTCCCTTTACTTCTTCACTCTTCACGAACACCAGCAGTCTGTCGGTGCTCTTCTCGCGGTCGAGGTCGAAGCCGTTGTCGTAGTAGTTCTCAGCCAACCTGTTCAGTGTACCGTTGTCGCCAGCGTTCTCGATATTCAAGAAGATGTACCTGCGTCGGTACACCTTGCCGATTCCTGCGACCTCTTGCCAGCCTTTCTCGTTGATTTCTTCGAGTCGCTCAGTCAGTCGCTTGTTCCTACGATGTTGCAAAATCTCTGTAAGGATGAGTATTGAACACGCAATCGTCATCATAATAAATGGTACTGTCATAGTTCCTTGTTTTCTTGTTCATTCAACAATAATCTTAATACCGCCGCTTGCAATATACGGCTTCAGATAGTCAATCACTTCGCTTTCAGTCAGTCCACCTTTGTCTATCATCCACTTTGTTCTGAACCAACTGAAAAAGCCGTGATAAATGTCGTAAAATTCTTTTGGCTCATGTTCCGACATAGGGAACAAGTTCCATCGTCTTTTAATCTTGATTTTCATAAAATTCGTTCAATTCGTTTAATTCGTTCAATGAAGCCCCTACACCTTCGTCGCCTCTTCGTGGAACAGGTCGCTGAACTCCTTCGGCACGATGCAATCCACCTCGAAGGGCATGGCCTTGCGGATGGTGGTGCGGCTGTCGTCCTCGACCTTGAAGCCTTGCTCCTTCTCCTGTTCGGCTTTCATGATGTCGAGCAGCAGGGCGATGCGCTCCTTGGCCTGGCCCACGTCGCTGGCGGCCACAATGTAGTAGATGTCCGACTTCTGCAGCTTCATGCCGTTGAGCCATTCGCGCCGCACTTGCACCTTGAAGTAGTCCTTGCGCTCGTCGGCTGGCTTGCGGTCGGCTTCGGGTATGCAAGCGTGGTCGTCGGGCACGATCTGCGCGTCAATCGTCACCACCCGCGTTGCACGGATGCAACCGTCGAAGCCCCGGTACATCTGCCCGAACTCTGCGGCTATCTGGATGGCCTGCGGGATGGTCTGGGCACGCACGGCGAAATGGTTCTTGGTGATGGTGCCCGCCGAGAAGATGGGTATCTCCACCATGAAGTTCGTCTCGTAGGCTGGCGTGTAGAGCTCCATGTCGCGCACGTCGTCCTCGCTCACCTCCACGTCCTCGATGTCGCCCGCCTGGATAGCAAACTGAATCTCTGCCAGCTTCTCCTGCGAGATGTAGCCGCGCTCCACGACTATCTGGTTGCGCTCGATGCTCACCACCTCGCCCGTGTCCTCGTCGCGGAAGTCCTCGGTCCATGTTTTCACTGCGTGCTTCGGCATGTACTTGCCGAGCATTTCCTTTGGGTCACTTGTGCGGAAGGTCACCACGTCCTGCGGTCGCTTCCATTGTTTCTTCTCTGTCATAGTTCCTTTTGTTTAATACGTCAGCCCTCCTTGATCTTAACAACATCTTTCTTCTCTGCATCCCACTCGAAGCCAATAGCCTTCAGTTTAACAAACAATTGTTCGCACTCGTCTTTGTAAGCCTTGCGGTAGATGAGACCGCCGTCGAAACCGCCGACACCTATACGCGGACCAATGGAGGTGTGTCCGTCCTTGATGTTCGTGCAAGCATGGTAGATAATGGCTGTGTTCGTGCCTCCGAACTTACCCTCCGTGTCGATACCTTTATAGATAAAGATGCACTCGCCCGCCATCAGGATGTCGCCGTCCTGAGCCGTGCCGTCGGCAGCATTCACACGCTCAATGACTGGTTCGTGAGTGTTGCCGTTGTACTTGCGACCGTCACTACACACGATGTTGTCTTCATCGTCATAATGCCAGCAGTCGGGGCAGTATTGCCGACCGTCAATATCAAGCCAACCGCTCGATGTCGCCTCCGACAGCATATTGCCGCCGTCGGGATCGTCCGTGTAACACGTAAATCCGTCGCCATTGACGAAATGCTCACCGCAGCTATCGCATACGATGATAATGGTTTCTACTTTCTTCTTCATAGTTCCTTATATTTTCTTCGTTGATAAAAAGCGGAGAGGCACCCCGATAGATGATGCCTCTCCAGTGATGCGCCAGCAGGCAAAGGACAAAGCCTTGCAAGTGACGACTTGCGGCACGTCTGCCGCCACATATCCTTACTTGCGCTTCGCCAGCTGCTTGCGCTTGCGCTGGTTCTGTCGCCACTTGTTGCTACCAACATAATACTTGCCGAATACGTCGGCACTCATCAGATACGGGTTGAAATTCAAATCGTAATACATAATTCGTGTAAATTAATGGGTAATTAATGATAATTCGTGTTCAAACAAAACGAGGAGCACCCTCATCGGATGCCCCTCTCGGGTCTTATCTGTGGTCGGATGCCTGTGGTAGAGCCTTATCCCTCCAACTCCCCGCCCTGCGTATTGCCGCCGGTGTTGCCGCCCGTCTGGGTGTTGTCGTCGTCGGTGACGGTGTTCTCGTCGGTCTCTGCCTCGGTAGTCCACGAGAGTGATGCACCCTTCACGGCTGCTGCGATTTCCTCACCCGCCTTGTAGTTCACCTTGGGCTTCATGTCTGCCAGCTGGAGGTTGTCGGCATTCTCGTCCCACTTGCCATTGACGGCGGGGTAGAGCTTGCCCAGCACGCCCAGGTCAACGATGTAACCCTGCTTGATGCTGTCGGCGAT